GCGAGAGCAGCGATACTGCCTTTGGCGTTCTGTAACGATTCACTCCAGCCGTTGGTCTGGTGCTTCAGCTCGCGGATGCGTTCTTCTGTTTTCAGCGCCGCTTGTGCCAACTCTGCCTGAGTCAGCTTTCCTGATTTTTTTAAGCGTTCATACGCTTGTTGCGTCGCCTCTATTTCTTGTTCAATTTCGGCGTGTGCTTTAAGGCCCAGCAACTGGCGATCAATTTCTTCTTTCGACAGTTTCTTCTGTGTTTCCGCCGCTGCAGCCGCTGCTGTAGCTGCTTCTTTCTGACGTAGAACTTGCTTCTCAAGACCGGATGACAGCAGATCAACCCGGCTTGCAAGTTCGGTGGTGCTTTTGTTTGTGCGGATCTGATTGTCGGATAACGATTTGGTCTCAATACCCGCCGCTTTAAGCTCCGCACGCATAGACTGCACAGATAAGCGGCTGTCCTGGTAAGCAGCTTCAGCCTTCTTAACCGCTTTTCGTGCGTTCTCAAATTCACGCACCTGGGCTTTTGTTGGTTCCTCAGTTTCATTCAGTGCTTTGCCGAGTGCCTGGGCTTTTTGCTGCGCTTCGGTAAGCGTTTCGGCGGAATCTGCGACGGCCTGTTTGATCTTTTTGAATTGATCAATCAGTCCTCGCTCGGTTGATACTTGCTGCAGCGCAGATTCAAGATCGCGCGCGGCGTCTTCCCATTGCGCCGTCTCAACGCCAGCCTCTTTTAAACCTGCTATAGTGGACTTTATGTTGCTCAAGCCATCGGCTGTGGCTTTGATTTTTAACGCGAGTTCGAGGTCTTTCATGATTCTATCTCAGGATAAAGCGGCAAAATGGGAAGGCTGGCTGGGTATTTTTCTGGCCATCGGTTTTCCGGCACTGATGCTGAAGCTGGACGCATCTGGCATTGATACGGGTGAGGCGTTTGTTAAAGTCCTGGGCTTAATCATGATCGCCTCCGTTTGCATCGGGTTTATTGCCCTTGTTGTGGCTGTTCTCGGCCGCATCGGTGCATTTTTATTCGGTAAATAACTCCTGTTTATCCTTAAAAAAGGCGGCATCCAGCCGCCTTATTTCGTTGCATCCCTGCGGTCATCCCTGTTACGCCACTTGATTTACTTCGTAGAACGCTGATTCTCCGGCACCTTTGCTGGTGTCTTTCAGCACTTCGCCTTCGATCGGGACGTTCATCATTGACGTGCTTTTAAGCGCCAGCTCGTTCACGATGCCCGGCGACACTTTCCAGATATCGACAATGACCGGCTTGCCGGAGTCCGCTTCATTCAGACCATCGAACACCAGGCCAAACTGCTTCTTGGCTTCGGTCAGTGGCTTCACTTTGTTGTATTCGCCATAGCTGTACGAGACCAATACCGGCAGACCAACGGTGGGATCCGGCAAGGCGGCAATGGCGGTTGCCAGATCACCGGTTTCAGCAACCAGCGCACCGGCTCCCGTTACTTCATATCCGGTGTATGTGGTTTGACCATCGGCACTGGTTACCACCACGCTGGATGCACCGGGGTGATCCAGGCGAATAAGGCCGCCGGTGTGCGCTTTTTTCGCTTCGTCAGTTACCGTGCCGCTGGCAAAGGTTGTGCGTGAGCCGCGCGTGGCCATCGCGATGTTGTCGGCGTTGATGTCGTACAGCACAAAGGCTACGCCGACCGATTCAATGCGGCGCAGTTCTGAGTGAGTGCCGCCGCCCAGCCCATCGTAGTCCGGGGTTTTTTCAACCTGTTCGTTGTGGGTGATTTTCAGATCTGAGGTATTGCCAACATAGAAACGCGGGCCGTCCACAACACTGAGATCCTGCAGATACACACGGCCGACGTTGGCCATCGGTGAAAATACTTTTACGCGCTGAGTCGTCATTATTTAGTCTCCTTTGCCGTGGTTTGGGCCGCAGCAGCAGGCGCTTTTGCAACACCGTTTTCGTACAGCCACTGTGCGGTGCCAGGGCGTACTTTAATTTTGTCACCAGGTTGTTTTGGCTCACCCTTATGGGTGTGCTGTTTTTCCAGAGTGACTTCAATTTCTTCCTGTTTTGCCATACTCAGTTCCTCACTGTTTTGCCTGTAAATTGGTTTCCACCGACCAGCTCAGTGGCGTATACGAGAATCCGTTCTGCCCACCTGGTCGCGGCGGCGTTTCAATCACCAATGGACGGTTGCTGCCTTTCAGCTTTATGCCCATTAATGCCGCAGCAACGGAGCCGGTTAGTGCAATGGCATCTTGCCGGGCTGATGCGCCACTGCCACGGTTGCGAACATTGCGAATGGCAACCACCGTCAGCCAGTTCTGTTCAATCGTTGCGGCTTTGCCATCGGGGCGCGTCTCAATGACGCGGAAGCCGTTGTAAATCACATGCACTGCCGGGGTTGGCTGATTGTCTTCTACGATGTCTGACAGATCTGTGGCCGTCAGGATGTGTACATTCGGCAGGGCATTTTTCAGCAGCTCAACCAGGGCTGATTCGATATCGCTGAGCATCAGTATTTATCCCAGGGAAAGGCTGATGGACGTGCTGAGACTGTCATACGCCCCGGCTCATCTGGCGTACTCGGCTGCTGGTAATTCAGCGATGCACGGCCCGCAGCCAGGTCACGCAAGTAACTATCCTGCTCGGCAATGGCTTTGCGCATTTCATCGCTTTTACGCAGACCGTACAGTCGCCCCAGGGCAATGGCCGCAACGGCAAATGGCAGGCCGGTGTTCTCATAGTGCTCTGGTGCCAGCGGCACCAGCTCACGGTAACGCTGATTAAGGTAGGAGTCGGCGTAACGACTGACCGATTCCAGCAGATCCTGCAGCTGCACAAGAGCGGCATCTGCCGCAGCCATTAACGCCTGATCCTCATTCGGGGATTCTCCGTTAAAGCGCTGCTGCAGCAGATGACCGGTTACCCCCGGATTGCGGCTGGCGAACTGGGCAAGTTCTTCCCAGCCGTCAGTCGCAACCTGGGCTAACTCTTCTACGGTGGCGTAGGCGGCCATCGTTTTCAGATACCCCGGACGATGCGGATAACATCACCGGGTGCTGTGGCGGCATCCAGTGAGTAACCATTGCCGGTGCCGGATGCCAGCGTAATGGCACGCCCCGTTGCGTCTGACTCCACTTCGACACCTGCAGCCACGGCGGCACCGGCTTCGACAAGAATGCAGCCGAGTACGTTTGTGGTGGCTTGCTCACCGGACTCTACGGCGAATTCGCTAACGCCCAGGGCTTTAGCCCCGGCCGCGCACAGGTCGCCGTCCAGGCCGACAAAACGGCGTTGAGCAATCGCAGCCGCAGCGGTGATCGACATCACCAGGATGGGTTGATGTGTCTTCATGCTAAATCTCCATCGTTAACAGGGGTTCCAAACCGGGCCAAGCCAGCCGCCTGCTTCGCGGCAAGTTCGGTTTCGGTCAGGTAAATAAAATCACCTGGCATGTACTTGTCGCCGTTATGCAGCAGCGGCTCCAGAACTTCGCACTCCAGTTCATCGGTCGTTGTTTTTGCAGCCGCGCTGGCGTCGGCAGCGGCTTTATCAGCCGCTACTTTCGGGGGTTGTTTACGAGCAGCCATAAATCCCCCTTAGTCTGCGTTGGTGTCGCTGATCAGGTAACCGGCGGTGGCACCCAGCAGATAAGGACGGTAGATATCGGTCTGGCGAATCAGCTCGATCTTGCCGTCTTCCGTGCGGGAATCGACAACCAGCGAGCCTTTCTTGCGCAGGGTGTAACCGTAGGACGGTTCGTACATGCTGCGCTGCATATTCGCCTGAGCTTTAGGCACATACGCCAGCATGATGTTGTCACGCCAGATATCGGATAATGTGTTTGCGTTGTCCGCCGCAAATACAGATGAACCAATCACGATATTTTCGATTTCAAAAATATCCTGCAGATCTTCCAGACGGATCAGGCGTTTAGTGGTCGTTGACAGCAGTTCGCGCAGTTTCGGATGACGCTTCATCACCTTCCAGGAAGTGTTGCCAATGACCATCGTGTTTGGGTCACGGCCGATGGCGGTACGCACGGCTGTCTTACCGTCATCAATGACGCCTTCAGGATCAGAATCCGCATGGGAGAACTGGCTGGTGCCGCTCAATGTGATTTTGTTGCTGGCAGCGTAATTGGCTGCGTTCTGTGCCAGGTCGGCGCAGTATTTTTCACGGCGCAACTGAATGCCTTCAGTTACAACATTGGTGGCATGAGCACGCAGTGGAAAGGCGGCTTCCTGATCTTCGCGGTAGTCGATCGGGTATTCCAGATCGTGCTCGTCCAGAATGATATCCACATCACCGATATCTTCCGGTTGAATCCGGTTTGACTTGGCACGCAATGCGCGCATCGTCTTGTAAATACGGAAGTGCTCCATACCGAACTTCGGAATTTTGCCGCCTTCTTTATCAACTTCTGCAATAGGGAGCAAAGCTTCAGCAGCGAACTGATTATTGCCATATCCCATTGCCAGTTGAGTCAGTACCGGGTCTTGCTGACGCAGGTTAGATAAACGTGCCATAGTTCAGCTCCTTTAGCTGTTCACTGCGAACGCAGCGGTTTTGTAATCAACGTTGTGTTTTTTCATGTATGCGCGGATTTTCTTATCCATTTCAATGGATTCCTTCGGCGTATTTTCCGCGTACTGCACTGCATCTTCTTCAGCCTGATCGGCATCGACTGCAGCGTTATCACTTGTTGCGGTTTCACCGAATTCCACACGGGGTGGCATGGCAGACAGCGTTTCGGAAAACACCTGGTGCAATGGTTTTGCTGCATCGCCTTCACCGAAGTTCAGGTTTTCAACCGACTGCAGGGCATCCAGTGCGGCGGTAATAACCGGCACACTGTCTTTACCAATGCGGGTGTCATTGGCCAGTTGCTCGGCAAATGCCAGGTTCTTTTCATGCGCGCGGTCAGCGGCTTCTTTTGCATGGGCGGCATTGGCAGAAGCCAGCTGCGTCTTCAGTGCTTCATTTTGAGCTTTAAGGTCGGCGGCTTCTTCTGGGGTCACGGTGTGTTCCTCTTTAGTGGGTAACTGAGGTTCGGGCGCTGCTGGTTGTGGTGAGACAGCGGGCGCTGCTGGCTGGGCAGCAGCAGGCGTTTCTTCCGAAAATTCGATGGTTATGCAGTCGTCTTGCTCTGCGTAATTAACCAGCTGTGCTGCACGCAGTCCTTTAATGGCCGGTGGCTGAGCGCCCAGGAAAGCAATGTGGCGCAGGTAATAAACGCCCGGCACAGGGTTGTGCGGACTGGCCGGTGGATAAAAGGATGCGGATACTTTTTTAAATGCGCCGGACTTATGCAGCTCGGCAAAGTCGGCATTGACCTGGTGCGGGATGGCTTCCGGGCCGTCTGCGGCCATCTGCAGAGATTGCACCCAGCCGTAGGCAGGTGCGTCATCTTGCGGATGCCCAATGCACAGCGGGGCTTCGTGTTTGGCAGGGTCGTAAGCCGCAACCGTGGCAGACAGATCAGACTCGCTGAACGTGAGCTGCTGGCCACCCATATCAATATGAGTGCCGGGCTTGAATAAATGGATAACTGGGTTTGGCATACTGGCTCACCTTTAACGGAGTGAGGCCAGTATCGGGGAGGGTCGCGCGGTGCGTCTTTTAACGCAGTTTATAAATATTTTTAGGTTTTCTGGCAGGAGTTTAGCCGTCGGCAGCATTGCATGCCGAAAGCCATTACGCAAAGCGTCTTAATTGCGCGTTATAACGCGTTATAACGCTTTGATACGGTTTTCTTCGGGCGGATGTAGCTATGCGCATTACAGGAGCGACTGTTGCGCCTCAGAATTGATTTCGTAATTCACCCGGCGCAGCACTGCATAAACCCATACTTTGCTGACTTTGTACTTTGCCGCCAGCTCTGCGTGATTGTCGCCGGTAAAATCCTGGTAAATGGCGAGGTCACGCTGACGCAAACGCATGCGTGCGCCTTTACCGAAATACAGCTGCTGCCCGGCCCAGGCTTCGGTCAGGGTGTCGATGATTTCCAGTGCCATGGTGTCGGCCTCTTCGTCATTCAGGCCTGCTCGGCGAGCTGCTGCAGATGCAGTGTCGAACAAATCGGTCAGCATCTCCGGGGCATCACGCATTAATTTACGGGCAGCGGTCATAGTGGCCTCCTGTTAAGGTCGCCTGCTTTAAGGTCAGGAGTGAGATTGGTTTTGTACGCGCTTTTGCCACTGCTTAAGCGATTCAATTAACCGGATCAACGTGGCGTTACTGCAAAACTCCGGGGCTTCAAACTGGCCCCGCGTCTGACGACGAACGTAACTGCGCAATGCAGCATCGGATGCGTCGCGCAGAATACCTGTTTCAGCCATATCGCCCCAAACAGCTTTTAATTTATCCAGCAGATCCGCCGGGGCTTTTTTTGTACTGGTTTTCGGCGGGCGGGTTTTAAACCCGCGCTGCTTCATAGCCTCAACCACTTTATGCAGATCCATCACGCCCATATCCGCAGACGAGGTTTTCCCCGTTGCGGATTTGAGCAAGGCCCGGTACGTGTCATCGTCCAGACCGAGTTGCTGTTTGCCGATATGGATTTGTGCAATCAGCTTCTGTCGGTTACTCATAACGCCTCCAGTAGTTCGCGTTTTGTACCGGTCATTCCCCGGTTTAACTGGGCCTCTTTTCCTTTTCTGTAACCCTCATTCTGAGACTGCCAGTCGTTACCTTTGGCGCTATGTTCTTTCGGCTTCAATGCTTTCAATTCCGCGTGGTTCTTATTTTTATATTCCGCTATCACCGTCTTATGCTTTTCCGATACCGGACTTATAAAATCTGCAATGACTGAATACACGGCAACCACCCACTGCTCAGCGAAAAGGTCGCCACGGCGGCTCTTTGTCGCTGGCTTGCAGCGTTTCTGCTTGCGTACATGCTCAGCCCGATCGCGGGTCAACTGACGACGCAGCACGTCGTATGCGTAGCTTGCAACCTCTGGTGCCTCCTCAATACCGATAAACTCAACCTCGGTTTCTTTTTGAAAAAATCCAGATCGAAAAATAGCTTCTACAGAAAAGGCTTCGCAGATTACTCCAACGAGCATGTGTTGCCACTTAGGTGG